CGGTAGGGGGTGGTATGGACGATAAGGCTTTTTGGTTGATGATACGGCGGGCTTTGCTGATGATCTGCAAGGCAATCGAATCCCGTTACTGCAAACAGGAAAATAATCCCGTTGTAAAACCCTGACAAGGTTGTATAATAAGTTATCAAAATCAATAAGCGCCCGCGCCGGTAACGGCTCCGGCAATCCACAATAGACCGCCGCCCAACCAGCGCCCGTCCTGAACAGGACTTGGGCGCTGTTTTTTTTTGAAGGAACCATGATGAAGCGATGCGCATTATGTCACGAGTGGAAAACCGAAGCCCGCTTTAGCCGAGATGATCGGAAAAAGGACGGGTTGCGCTCGCGCTGTAAGGATTGTGTAAGCGACGGGCGCAAACTAACACGCGAGAGGGATAACGAAATCAGCAGGCGATGGAAAGCGAAATACGTCTACATGGTTGTGCCCGGAGAGTATGACGCTCTTTACGAAAAACAGAAAGGCTGTTGCGCTGTATGTGGTACGCATCAAAGCGTGTTAGGGAAGAGACTTTCAATAGACCACGACCACGCAACGGGATTAGTAAGGGGCTTGCTCTGTTCAAGCTGCAATTTAGCATTGGGATTAATGCGTGACAACATAGATGTGTTGTTCAACGCCGCCATTTACCTAAAACAACACGCAAGTAAGTGAGAGGGGATAGTCCGAGATGGACGAGCAGACCACGAACGCGGGCGAGATGCCCGAAACCACGCAGGAAGCCGCCGCACCAGCCGCCGCCGAGATGGTGACGATTAGCGCGGAGGAATTGGCGAAGATGCGGGCCGCGCTGAAGGGCGCAAACGCGGAAGCCGCCAAACAACGCAAGGCACTGGAACAGGTTGAAGCGGAGCGCAAACAGCGCGAGGAGGCCGAGATGACCGCCCTCGATAAAGCGAACAAACGCGCCGCCGAACTGGAACAGCAGTTAGCCGCAATCTCGCGCAAGCAGATGCAAAGTGAGGTTGCCGCGAAAGTTGGATTGCCCGCCGCGTTAGCCAGCCGCTTGCAGGGCGAAACCCTGGAAGAACTGGAAGCAGACGCCGCCGCAATCCTCGAAACCTTACCAAAGCCAACCAAACCCGCACCCGGCATTGTTGCCACGAACCCCGGCGCGAACGGCAGCGCGGCAGAAACCCGCGAACAGAAGAAAGCGCGCCTGATGGGCACACCCGGCGACATTTGGACGGGTGGGGGGATCAACTACCCGCAAGGATAAAAGCCAATGGCAAACGAGTCTAGTTATTCCGGTATTTCAACCCTCGTAGCGAACGTCTACGAGTTGGCGCTGATGACCGCCCAGGAGGGCAACGTCATCGCCCCGTTTGTAACCACCTTCACTGACACCAATTCGTCTGTACCGCGTGTGTTTGGCTCGTACAGCGGCGGCACGTTTGCTGCTGTAGCAGAAACCGCCGACATGACGCAGCAAGCGTTTAACGCATCGGCTGGCGGCACGTTCACCCCGGCGGTGTACGGCTCGCAAGTCCTGCTGACCACACGCCGCTTGCGCAGCGACCCCGCCAACGCCCAGGCCGAAGCCGGGCAGTATTTGGGCGAAACCGCCGCCGCGCACATTGACACCAACCTGGCCGGGTTGTTCTCGTCCCTGACCGGCGGCACGGTTGGCGCGGCTGGCGGAACGCTGACTTGGGCGAACATCTTACGCGCACAGGCCTACCTGCGCACCAACAAAGTGTTTGGGCGCTACACCGTAGTCGTTCACCCGGTGCAGTGGTACTACCTGACCAGCGCCAGCAGCGGCGTTCCGACCTTCATCGACAACGAAGCGCTGAAGTCGTCCGTGATTGGCGGGTTCTATCAGGCTTCGTTCTCGAACATGGACTTTCTGGTGGACGCGAATATCACCAGCGGCACGGCAGCGGTTGCGGCAATGTTCTCGAAGCCCGCTATCGCGCTGGATATGCGCCAGTCGTTCGCCATTGCCCCGCAGTGGAACGCGTCTTACTCCGGTAACGGCGCGTGGGAATTGAACGCCAGCATGGAATACGCCTACGGCGTGTACCGCCCGACCTACGGCGTGCAGATGATCGGCACTTCGGCCTAACCATACATCAAGGGGCTGGATAGCGTCTATAGCGCGAAAAGGGCCACTCCCTCCCCTTCCAGCCCCTAACGGGGGAGCGTGTAGGAGGCACGCAAATGAGACTTAATTGGTTTAGTAATGCGCCCTGGACTTCGGTAGGCTATGGCAATCAGACGCGGGTATTTGTGCCGCGTTTGCGCGAGATGGGGCATGAGATGACAATCACGGCGTTCTTCGGCTTGCAAGGTGCGCGGCTGAACTGGCAGGGAATACCCGTATTCCCGTTGGTTCGTCACCCCTACGGGCAGGACGTGATTACCGACCATGCCGTATTCGCCGGGGCTGACGCGATTATCACCCTGCTTGACGTGTGGGTATGCCAGCCGGAAAACATCCATTTGCCCTGGTTCCCCTGGTTCCCGATTGACCATGAACCAATCCCCAACAAGGTACTGGAAAAAGCCCGCCACGCCACGAAGGGTATCACCATGAGCAAATTCGGGCAGCGCATGGCAGAGCAGGCGGGGCTGGACACCTACTATGTGCCGCACGGCGTAGAAACAGGCGTGTTTCGCCCGGCAGAGCGTGACGGTGCGCGAAAACGGATTGGCCTACCTGCTGACGCGTTTGTAGTGGGGATGGTTGCGGCAAACAAGGGCGTTCCCCCGCGTAAGGCGTTTTTCGAGCAGATCGCCGCGTTCGCCGCGCTGAAGGCAAAGCACAAAGAGGCGCTGCTGTACCTGCATACCGATGATGGGACGCACGGCGGGGAAGTTGTCAACCTGCCGCAGTACTGCACCCGTTTGGGCCTGAAGCCGGGTACAGACGTGGTATTCGTGGATCAATACGCCAACGCGCTTGGCTTGCCCGATGCGTACATGGTCGATATGTACAACGCGCTCGATGTAATGATGCTTGCCAGCCTGGGGGAAGGGTTTGGTATTCCCCTGATCGAAGCACAGGCTTGTGGCTGCCCGGTGATAACGGGCGAATGGACGAGCATGGGCGAGCTGGTATTCGGCGGCTGGAAGATTGGCAAAGAGGACGCGGAACCGGAATACCACGACTACTTTGACGCGTTCCAATGGCGCGTAAGAACCGGGGCAATGGCAGAACGCCTGTTCGCTGCATACGAGATGCGCGGCAATCAGGACTACCGCAGCCGGGCGCGTGATGGGGCGCTGGCCTACGATGCCGACAAAGTGGCGGAAAAATACTGGAAGCCGGTACTGGAGGACATTGCCGCGAAACTTCCGGCGAAACTGGCGGCGCAGCCATGACGCTCTCTATCCTCTGTGTCACCAACAACCAGCACCCGTACGTGACGCGCTTTGTGCTGGCGCTGCACCGGCTGGCTACCACGTTGGGAGCGGAATTGGTATTAGGGCTTGACCGGGAACGGGCGCAGCGGGCCGAGTTTCGCAGCCTTGCCACTGTTGCCATTGACCTGCAAGCCGACAAGCTGCAAGAGGACGTACTCGATCAGGCCGTTGACGCCTGCCGGGGCGCTTACATTCTGCGGCTGGACGATGATGAAATGGTGTCACCGGCGCTGGAGAACTGGCTCATGGGCGGCTCATGGGCGGCGGGTTATGCGCGGGTGTACGCGTTCCCGCGTGTCTACCTGTGGCCCGACCCTGAGCACATTCTGACGAACGAGGGCATGTACCCCGACCTGCAAACGCGGCTCGGTAAGCGCGAGTGCATGAAAGGTGTCAATTACATCCACGCCGGGAACCCGTGCGGCACAGGGCAGGTTATCCCGTTTGCGATTGAACATCATAACCTGCTGGTGAAAACGCGGGCAGAGCGCGAGGCAACGCTGGCGCGGTATGAGAGCATCCGCGCCGGGGCTGGCACGATCCCGCATTATGCCCGCTACAACTGCCCCGAATGGTTTTATGCGGAATTGACCACCAAAGAATACAGCAGCGGAGATTACAGCGCATGAGTACCGTGACGCTCT